CCGCTGTCTGAAGTAAATGAAGACCTTAGAACACCATTGGAGTATACCAATCGTAATATATTTCGTCCATTTTATTACCGAAAATTTCTCTTAATATTATGGGTACCTTGAAATCAATCTTTTCAATATACCAATTTGAGAGTTTTTCATTGCACGGAAGACATATAGCATAAGCAAATAAAATTGCCTTAGCTATTGAATCTAAATGGTCACTAGCCGTGGTCTCTCTCACTAGCAACCTATTAATTGTATCTTTACTTAAATCCATCTGACCTGTTATCATATCGCTAACGGAGTAAGTATCTGTCTTGGTAAAAACATTCATTTGCAACAATTTTTGGTCTAATTCACCAACAAATTTTTCTGAGGCTAAACCTTCAACCCCCATATATACTAAATAATCTACTGCACTATCATAACTGTACATTCTAACTCTCGCTAGTTCTCTAAATAGAGTTTCAGGCATTATATCTTCTGGTAAGCCATGTCTTTTTAACTCTATTATTAACTTTGAAGTATCTCTAGCCATGACATCACTTTTACAGCTAATCCCAACTGCCATCATAATATCTCTAATACCCTTATCTATACCTATTAATGGACATACTTTATGTCTAGGAGGTAGATCTATTCCTTTATGCAGCACAAAGAAACTCAGAAAGTTGAATTTGGATAGTAACTTAGAGCCTTTTCCAGTATGATAACCAAACATTTCCCATAACGCTGAAGCCTTAATACACGTTGAGTCCAAATCCATATCTTCAATTTCAACCTCAACCAAAGTTTTATCTAGATAATCAGCCCAAACCTCCTTACCATCCAAACTTCCTTTAATTACAACTGTTGCGCCTAAGTGTGATCTGAATGCACCAGTGGCTAATTTATATTCATCGCTAGTCATTTTACACTCGAAACGTTTTGAAGAAATCTTTTTCTGAACGTTATTCATAATCATGTTGTATATTCTATCTCTGACTTCATACTCGACTTCGTATAATACTGGGTTATCTTTAATTGCTCTAAATATCGATCTCGACGGTAAATTCTCATAAGCCAAATTTGTATCTATTTTAATTCCTTTGCTTTCCAACTTCTGACCAGCCATATATGCATTTAACTTTTTAGCTCTTATATTTGGAAAATTTTGTACCTTCTTTAAGAAATTTAAACCATCATCAACCTCCCCTGATTTCTCGATAGCTCTCGCTACATCGCCTCTGATATTTGTGGCAGCTACGTCAACGAAATTTGCCATAACGGCCAATTTATCCCATTGATTTGGTGTCATTCGTAACGCAACTAGAGCATCTTTGTTAGACCCAATCCAAGTATTAAATAGAAAACCGCACCCACCTAAAG